CAATTGATATTGATGAAGAAGCAATTGTTGATGTTAATCTTGACGATGTGGAAATATCCGATAAACTTAAAAAAGTTATCCGTGACGAGTTTCAAAATGTTCTTAACTTATTAGATTTTAATAGAAAAGCATATGAGACATATCGCCGTTGGTATATTGACGGTCGACTTTATTATCATGTTGTAATTGACGAAAAAGATACAAAAGCCGGTATCAAAGAACTTCGTTATGTTGACCCACGGAAGATTAGAAAGATCCGTGAAGTATCTAAACGAAGAGTGCCGGGTGGTAGCGATGGTGGTGTTTCAGTAATTCCCAAAATACAAAATGAATATTTTATTTTTAATGATAAAGGTTTTAACTACGGCAATAAAGCGGTTGGTCCATCAACCACAGGCTTGAAGATTGCCAAAGATTCCGTTGTTCATGTAATGTCAGGTTTGACAGATACACAAGGAACCATGGTTCTTTCATATTTACACAAAGCCATTAAAGCACTTAATCAGCTTCGAACACTAGAAGATGCACTGGTAATTTATCGTCTTGCTCGTGCACCAGAACGTCGTATTTGGTACATTGATGTTGGTAATCTGCCAAAGATGAAAGCAGAACAATACGTTCGTGATATTATGGTCAAACACAAAAATCGTTTGATTTATGATGGTGCCACCGGTGAAGTTCGTGATGATAGAAAATTCATGACGATGCTTGAGGATTATTGGCTACCTCGTAGAGAAGGTGGTCGTGGAACGGAAGTGACTACATTGCCCGGTGGCCAAACTTTAGGTGAAATGGATGATGTTCTTTATTTCCAAAAGAAATTATACCAGACACTAAATGTACCAGTTAATCGTTTGAATTCTGATGCACTATTTTCACTCGGTAGAGCTACGGAAGTTACAAGAGATGAAGTTAAATTCTCTAGATTAATTGCTCGTTTACGTTCACGTTTTTCCACATTATTTACTCATGTATTGGAAAAGCAATTAGTATTAAAGGAAGTAATGAGTATTGAAGATTGGCAACTTATTGAAAGTAAAATTAAATACAAGTATGCCAAAGATAATTATTTCACCGAACTAAAAGATGCTGAGGTGCTTCAGAATAGAACTCAATTGATGATGACCATGGAACAAGGTGGTCTACTTGGTAAATATTATTCTCATCAATGGGCCCGTAGAAATATTCTACAACAATCTGATGATGATATTGAAGAACAAGATAAAGAAATAAATATTGAAATAAATTCAGGTGATCCACGTTGGATGAGCTCAGAACAACAACAACAAGAAATGATGGACCAACAAAATCAACAAGCCATGATGGATGATCAACAATCAAGTGATAATGATGCTGATGGTGATAAATCATCGACTGATCTAGATAAAGCGGAAAAACTACGTCAAGCGGAATTGACTGTTAAACAACTGAAACAAAAAGGTGCTGATAATCGTACCATTCAAGATGAATCTAAATATAAATCGGCTCTTCAAATTGTAGCAAGAAATAAATAGGAGTAAATAATGACAGAGATTGAATATAGACTGGCGGATCTTATTAACTTTAGTTCTAGCCAAAAGCCTATTGAATTTGCAGATGCATTTAAGTCTATCATAACAGATAGAATTTCATCTGCAATTGAAACTCAAAAAGCCAATATTGCAAAATCAATATTTAATGACGGGCCCGAGGATGATGATGACGATGACTTTTTTGATGATGACGATGATTTTGAATCAGAAGAGTAAGGAAACCTAAAATGCCTAAGTTATTAAAAGATATTCTAGATGGCGTAAAAAAATCAAAGATTGTACCAGGTTCTACTGGTACCAATCCTGGTGTAGATTACGAACCAAAAGCACCAAATGAACAAGAATTTGTAAAGAAGCATGAGCGTGAAGAACACGCGGATCGTGTTGGTAATGAAGATGACATTTATCAGGCTACAAATATAAAGCATGCTCTTGCAAATCCAAAAGAAACAAAGCACGGTCGTAAAGATATTAAAGCTTCAGAAAAAGTTAATGAAGCCACAAATACAACAAATAAAACTTTGAAGGAAGTTCTTACAAAAAAGACTTCAGCCGGTGAATTTATAAAAGATTTTCAAGGTTCTGATAATCCAAAATTTGCCGGCAAATCAAAAGAAAAGCGTAAGCAAATGGCTCTTGGCGCTTATTATGCCAAGCAAAATGAAGAAGTTAAGCTTGATGAAGCATCAGCTGAATCTTTGATTACAAATTTTAAAGATCGTCAAGCATATCTCGGTCATAAAAAGCAAGAAGCAGATCATATGACTCGAGCTAACAAATCAAATGATACAACAAAACAACATCATCTTCGTATGGCCGATCAACACAATGTTAACGCGAATGATATTCTTGATAGATATAGAAAAACAAATGAAGATCTAGCTGTTCCTTTACTCGGTAGTAAAGATAGTGATGAATCAGCCGAAATGGCCAAGACACAACTCCGTGCACTTGCAAATAAAGCACTTCATCTTGCTATGCAACTTGGTGATGAACAAATGATTGAGCCATGGGTTCAAGCAAAGATAGCAGTAGCCAAAGATCATGTAACCGCTGTTCATGATTATATGATTTATGGCGATCATACCAAAAACAAAGAAGAAGATGAACAAACAGCTCCTTACGATGGTGGTATGGATATGACATCTGGTATGACGTCGGGTATACCATCCACATCTTTACCAAATTTTTCAGTTGATGTAGGAAGAAACGTATGAGTGTAATAATTAAACCAATAGGTACGGAATCTATTTGCAACACCACAACATTTAGTTCATATGGTAATAGTGGATTAGTCAAGCTTTCTCATGCTTCTGCAGTCACAACTTTAGCTTTGATTACATGTAAAGATTCAACTAATACTAATATCAAATGGACTATGTCTATTATTGGTGGTGAAACTTTAATTGTTCAAAAAGGTTCAACGGATCTATTAACTTCTAATAATACAGCGACAACGCTCGTGGCTGTTCCTGTTGCATATACTAATTAAGGTAAAAAAATGAAACTCATTACAGAACTAACTGAAGTGATTGATTTTGAAACTCAACTTGATGAAGCAACAGGTAAGAGACAACATCATATTCAAGGTCGTTTTCTTGTTGCTAATCAACAAAATAAGAATGGCAGAATATATCCAATGCATGTATTGGAAAATGCTGTGAATAAATATCACGAAAGTCATATTAAAACAAATCGTGGTTATGGTGAATTAGGTCATCCCACCGGTCCACAGATTAATTTGGATCGTGTATCTCATCTTATTATTGATTTAAAAAGAGATGGAGATAGTGATTATTTTATTGGTAAAGCAAAATTGACTGATACTCCTATGGGTAATATTGCAAAAGGTCTTCTTGATTCTGGTGCTAATTTAGGTGTTTCATCTCGTGGTATGGGAAGTCTTGAATCAAAAAACGGTGTGATGGTTGTTCAGCCTGATTTTCATCTTGCAACTGCAGCAGATATTGTGGCTGATCCATCAGCTCCCAATGCTTTTGTAAAAGGTGTTATGGAAAATGTTGATTGGGTTTATGATGCAATTAATGATTCTTGGTACCAAGAAAAACTGCATGAAACACGTAAACAATTAAGAACTATGCGTATGGACGAAATTGAACTTAATAAACTTGTAATTTTCGAAGATTTCGTCAAGTCTTTATCGTCAAAAACAACTTTGTTATAAATAAAACAAATAGAATGTAAGGGAGACCTTTTAATGCCTAAGAAAAATACAAAAATTGAAGTGGTTGAAAATATTGAAGAATCAGTTGCTTCAGAGACTTTAAAAGCTGATTCACGCACTGATACTTCACACCCACAATCAAAGATTGAAGCTATTAATTCAGTCATTGGTGCAATGCATGCTATGCGCAGTGATGAACTTACAAAGTGGTTTAATCAAGCCATGGATCTTATTGGTAAAGAAGCTGATAAAGAACCAAAATCGGCAAATGAATATGGTAATGAAAATTCATTGGATATGAAGCCATCATATGCTGTTGGTAAAGCACGTCCTACAGCAAATGATCCAATGCCAAAGTTAGACCATAAGAATAACCCTCTTGCTTCCATGAAAGAAGATGTAGAGGAAATGTTTGTTGGTACAGACCTATCCGAAGAATTCAAAGATAAAGCAACAACTTTATTTGAAGCCGCAGTAAATGCACGTGCAATTATTGAAATTGCTCGTCTTGAAGAAGAATTTGAAACTGCATATGAAGAACGTCTTGAAGAAGAAGTTGCTTCAATTGTTGGGAATGTAGAAACTAATCTTGATACTTACCTAGATTATATTGTAGAAAAGTGGATGGAAGATAATCAAGTTGCTGTTGAATCTTCTCTCCGCAATGAAATTATGGAAGAATTTATTGGCGGTCTGAAAAGTCTATTTGCTGAACATTATATTGATGTGCCTGAAGAAAAAGTCAATGTAATTGAAGCTATGGCTCAAAAGATTGAAACTCTAGAAAATGCATTAAACGAATCTATTAATGATAACAATGAACTCAAATCAGAACTTGTTGAAGCTAGAATGTTATCATTAGTTGATGAATTGTCAGAAAGTTTAACAATGTCTCAAGCAGAGAAGTTCGCTGCTCTTGCTGAAGGTGTTAGCTTTGATGGCAATTTTAACTCTTACAAATCAAAACTTGAAATGGTTAAAGAGACATATTTCTCAATGAAGCCACAAACTTCAAATATTGAGGAAGAAACTTTTGAAAGTGATGATGAAAGTGTGAATACCGTAAATATGGATCCACATGTAAGTAATTATGTCCGTGCAATTGCTAGAACGACTAAGAAATAATTTTATATAAATAAATAAAACCTACAAAGAAAGGGAAATAAAATGTTTTTACAAGAAGAAATTCAGAAGAAGTGGTCACCAATTCTTGACCATGCCGATCTTCCATCAATCAGAGATTCTCACCGCCGTTCCGTAACAGCTGTTGTTCTTGAGAACACAGAGCGTGCACTTCGTGAAGCTTCATCACATGGTCAATTCCAGACCTTGACTGAAACAACTTCAGGTGGTGCATTCAATGGTATGGGTGCTTCCAGTTCAACTGCAGGCGCCGGTCCAATTGATACATTCGATCCAGTACTTATCTCACTGGTTCGTCGTTCAATGCCTAACCTAATTGCTTATGACATCTGCGGCACACAGCCAATGACTGGCCCAACAGGCTTGATCTTTGCTATGCGCTCACGTTAT